GAAAATTTACCAATGGATCAAGTCATACTTGAATATTATAAAGAAGATGATAGTAAGGAATACAGTAACGAAGGTTGGATTCATTGTTCCTATGTACCAAAAGGTAGAGGACAAGCTCTAACTAAAGATGATACTGGATATAAATTATGGCAATAGACAAATCTAAAATGAAATGCAACTCACCTAAACGACAAGTTCAAGGTGGTAAAAAGTTTGTAGTCAAAGCCTGTAAAGGTGGTAAAGAAAAGATTATTAGATTTGGTGATGCCAATATGACAATTAAAAAAAATATTCCTGCAAGAAGAAAGTCTTTCAGAGCAAGACATAGATGCGAAACTGCTAAAGATGTATTCTCAGCAAGATATTGGTCTTGCAAGAAATGGTAAGAAAGATTTTAAAATTCATAGCGAAAGCTAGGATGCTGTATGCTGATCTAAGGGGACATCATGGTAAACGATGGAACTATGAGCCTGGTGATTGGTATATGGGAAGAAAAAACAAACACAAATAGGAGATAACTATGCCAATGGTCGGTGGAAAAAAATATGCTTATACTAAAAAAGGTAAAGCTGCTGCAAAGAAAGCAAAAGAAAAAATGAAGAAGAAAAAGAAAAAAAAATAAATAATAATTTGGAGTGACTGCTAGTCAGTTGGGAATGTTGGAGGGTTAAAAATTATGCCATTTAGTAAATATAGTGCAAAACAAAAAAAGTTAGCAAGAGTTGCACCACCAAGAGATAAAATTACTGGTGCTGACTTTAAAGCTATGAAGAAAAAAAAGAAAAAGAAAAAGAGAAAATAATATGGCTAAATTATGTGCAAGAGGTAAGGCTGCAGCTAAACGAAAGTTTAAAGTTTATCCTAGTGCTTATGCCAATATGTATGCAGCAGGAGTTTGTTCAGGTAGAATAAAACCTAAGAAAAAAAAAGCTAAGAAAAGAAAATGAGTTTAAGAAAGTGGACATCTGAAAAGTGGGTTGATATTGCCAATCCTAAAAAAGGTGGAGGCTTTCCTCCATGCGGAAGATCAGGTAAAGAAAAAAGAAAGAACTATCCTAAGTGTGTTCCTCTAGCTAAAGCAAGAGCTATGACTCCTTCTCAAAGAAGGGCTGCAGTTAAAAGAAAAAAATCAGCAGAAAGAAAATCAAGAAAGGGTAAGAAACCTAACTATGCCAAAACTTAAAAAGAAAAGTTGGGTTAAATCAAAAAAAATTCTTGTTAATGTTGGTCATTGTAAATATTGCAATCAAGAAATGACTAATGAAGATTCATTCGTTCCAATTGGAAAAGTTATTTATGGTAAATATAAATATCAAAACGCACATTACGATTGCGTTAAAGAAAATGATTCTAAATCTGTTTAACTATTTCTTTAATTAGTTTAAACCATTGATCACTATACTTTTTATCTTTAGTTTTATTATATAAAATAGCTAATTTATCTAGCTCATCATACCTGTTGGACAGACCATCCAACCTATCATATTTTGGCTTGTAATTTTTAGATACTTTGTTTATTGTTAAGGTCATACCCTTTCTTTCATCAGGCTAGGGCAGTCTTATTCTTAGACCCCCTAGCCATCCCATCGTTATCGTTGTGTTAATTTAGATACTATCTTCATAGTATCATTCGATTGATCAGGCAATTGATCAAAAGAATTAGGGTTAGGATATAGCTTCTCATTTCTTATTTGATTATTGATGTTAATCTCTGGAAGCTTATCAGTATATTGAATATCACTTTCATAAGTTCTAAAATTAAAACCTTCATAAAAATATGATATAGGTATTTTAAAGAACTCAGCAAGTTGGCCTAATAGAAAACAGTTTAATCCATTAGAACCTTTCTCATATTTCTGAATTTGTTGAAATGAAACATTTAAAACTCTACCCAATCTTTCTTGGGTCTTCTTTCTTTCAACTCTTTTGTTTCTTAATTTGATACCCACATGAATATCAAACTTTATTTTCTTTGGGTCTTTTGTTTTTGATGACATAGATAGCCTTCCTTTCTTTTAACTTTTTCTGTCATTTAAAAATTACTTACTGATTTTCGTAAATAACTTTTGCGTCATTATTTTGAGCTTCAACAATTCTTCTAATTAATTGTTTATACTCAATGTAATCCTTGTAAGTATGAACACACATTCTGTTATCAATAGATGCCATGATTTTATTATGACACTTTTGAAGTTTTCCATACAGTCTAGGAATATCATTTGTTAGACTCATTGTTCTCCTTCTTTTTTATTAATGAATGAATCAGATTTTTATGAGTAATCTCTTTGACTACTGCATTTTCTGAAGCATCCCTTTGACCTGCTGCCTTCTCAACAGAATCAAATTCCTCCTCAAGAGTTGCTGCAAACTCATAATGATATATTTTTTTACAACTCATAGTAATTATTGACTTTCAATTTACTATTTTTAGGAAAACTAATCAAGCTATATTTTCTCATAAACACATTACTTGATTTTACTAATCCTAACCTCTCAGCATCCTTTAATAAAATTCCAACTCTTTGTTTGGTAACTTTTAATTCTTCACCAATCTCAGTTAGCTTTGGATAACATTCATTTTTTTCATAATAATTAGCCATAAAATCAATCATTTTTTTAATTTGAGGGCTAAATAATATCTTAGTTTTGCTCACTTTTGTTCTCACTTTCTAAGGTATTAATCATCATCTGTCTTAAAAGATTATTATACCCTGCAATATCTTTGTGTGTATCTTCTTTGAAAACAATTTTTTTTGTACCATCATCTATGGTTCTAGTTAATTTAAGAACGATCATTAACTGTGGTATTAATGTAATTGGAACTTTAACTTTATAACCATTTACTACTTCAAGAACAGATTGAATAAAGTTTGCAATAATGTATGAGTTGTTTCCAAAATCCCCATATTCTTTTTGCTTACCTTCTAACATTTGCTTGACCATTTTCTCACCAATATCTATCCACTTTACATTATCATCATTCATTTCTTTCTCCTTTTAGTTTTGCTATCATTAATTCTTTCAACTGAATTTCTTCACTTGCAAAATCCAATTGTTTTTTTAAATCATAATTTTCTTTTTTTAATTGTTCTATAATCAACTCAAGATCACAGTCTCCCCTATCATCTTTTTTTTTATTTTTCATAAGAGCAAGAATGACCCATTATTAATTTGTTATTATAAAAGTACCCAACATCTTCTTTGTATTGTGCAATCATATCTAAAGCTTGTAAGCAATCTATATTTTGCATGATAGGAACTTTCTGTACTTCATAAGTTTGAGCATCAATGACTAATATTAAATATAAATAAAAAATAATTTTCATAAAACAGGGTGGCAGTAGTGTTAATTAACTTTTTTGAGGGAGCAAAAAATGATACCACCACCCTATTGATTACAGATTAGGCCTGTTTAGGCTTTCTCTCTTGTAATTTATGAACAACTTTTCCATCATCTTTAGTGTTAATCCACTCAGTCAAATTGATTGTATCACCTTTTTTCATATCTTGACTAAGTCTGAATGAACCCCAAAATTTTTCTGGGTTTTCATTGTCTCTATTTAGATAACCTTCGCCTTCTTTTAATTCAAAAGCCATGTTTAACTCCTTTGTTGTTTGGTTATTTGATTTCTTAATGCGTTGAACTTTTTAAACTCCTCAGTCTTTGTGAACGCATCCCAACCCATAGACTGATTGATCTTAGATTTAAGATTTTCAATATCTTTTCTTAAACCTGAAGAATTTTTTTTATCTTTATTGTTTTGAATTTTATCTAATGCTGTTGTGATATAAAGTTTATCTATTTGAATTACATTAGAAGCTTCTTGTTTAATAGGTTTAGCAATAGGTTTATTGATTGGCATACTTTCAAAGTTATTATCAACTTCATCTTCTGAATATACAAAACCATGAATACCAATTAACTTTAATACAGCTCTATCAATTGCTCTTTTTTCGGCCATCGCATAAGGATAAGCATTAGTATTATTTTTAGGTGTTGCTTCTCCATAAGTAATAACTCTATTACCATTCAATGATGCAGTACATTTAATTGCAACTACACCTTCTTTAGAATTTTTTTCAATTTCATCTAAACTTTCAATGATGACCCCTTTATTCTGACCTGCAATTTCTATGTATTTATGCTTCATGCAAACTGCATTATGTTTATTCCACAAACAATCATCAGGATTAAACTTTAATTCATTTAAAATATTTTTTACAATTGGATCAACTTTATTGAGATCAACCTTAGTATTTTTATACATCTTCTTTACCTTTCTTTTTTCTTGTTGTTTTTTTTATTTGATGTTTGGATAACAAAAGTTCATCTTTTACCCCTTGCAAATCCAATTTAAGTTGATGAATTTGCTCATCTCTATTTCTTAAATTACTTTCTAAAACTTTTATTTGTTCTCTTTGTCTTCTATTTGTTGTTTGAAGTTTGGCTAACTCCATCATTGTTTTATCAGTCATTTTTTTTCTTTCTGCTTTGAGTTATGTAGTCATAAATAAAATATAAATCCCCATCGTTAACAACTTTATGAAAGTTTGTTTTCAAATAGTTCATAACTTTATTTAAAATGTAAGTGTCATTTCTTACTTGTTTCTTTTTTATGTTTTCAATCATACTTCTCCTTATAGTTTGTCATAAAAGTTTTCTAGTTTTTGCATATCTTCATCATCATAATTTTCTAACATGAAGTTGTTTTTATAGTTTCTAATCTCAGACCAATCGACACCAATCATACAGGCCAACTTTCTTATATCGCCACCTGATATTCTTAGCATTTCTTGTCTTTGAATATTGATCTGAATAAATTTTCTAAAGAAATATTTAAGACCTTCCTCAGATAACTCCCAACAATTATTAGAACTAAAAATTGTGTAATCACTTTCTGAAACATAAACTAAATAAGGTTTATATTTATAATCAAAATGTCTTGAATAGACTGCTGTTTGAATACAATGAGTAAATTGTGGATTGCTAATTTTTTGTGCTTTAGAATACACCCAATCCCCAATTCTATTATCAGTCTTTCTAGTTTTAGAGGTGATTGGATTTTTTCTAACACTACCAAACCTATTCTTATGCTCAGTAATAATTTGTAAGGTATCGTTATAACAATCAATGTAACCTTCATTGGCTATGTTTAATTTTTGACCCATGTACTGATCATCATACCAATCTGAGAAAGGTTTTTCTTTACCCCATCCTTCTAATCTATTGGAAGACAATTCTTTAATCGCATCTAAATGATTTTGAATATAGTTATTTATAAATTTTAAAATAAATTGTGCTTTGATTTTTTTCTTTTCATCTAATTCAAGATGATCAATTAAATTTTTAAAATGACTTTCAGCATCTTCTATTTTTGCTGTACCTAATAAAATATTTTGAAACCAATCATGGACAAAAGAACCAGCTTTAAAACTTATTGAATCTTTTTCTTTTTTAAAATTTAAGTATGGAACTAACTGGTATTTGAAATACCACATCCAATTAGTGAGTGCTGTTTGAGATGGACTTGTTGTTGCTTTTTGCAAATCTCCATCAGTCCAAGCTGTATCGGTAAACCTTTCTTTAAGTATCATCAAAAATGTATTTACAAAATATTTACAAATATGTCAATAGTACTTGCAAATTAATTTTTTTAATATATTAAAATATAAATGGAAGAAAGTATTACACTTACATGGCCTGAGATATTATCTGGTGCATCAACAGGTATGATCAGGGAAGTTGAAACCTTAAGACAAAATATAAAATGGGGTCATGGACAAAATGCTAACACCTATCAAAAATGGGGTCAAACAATCTCAGGGTGTATCTGTGAAATGGCATTAGCAAAAAAGATGGATAGTTATTTTAACCATTCAGTTAATAATTTTTGGGGTAAAGATATTATAATAAACAAAAAACCTGTTCAAATAAAATCACAATTAATGACTAAGCAAGAAAAGTATTTAACCATAAGACCCAAACATAAACCTGAAGATTATTATTTCTTAGTTATAGATGATATGCCTACCTTTTATTTCTATGGCTACATACAGGCAAAAGATTGTCGAAAATATGGCATTTGGAC